CCTGCTGCGTGACTTTTGAGACCATGTGCACGGTCTTCGAAGCGAGCAGCGCTTCCTTCGCCGGCAGACCTTCGCGGTTGAGCGCACCTTGAATGGCGAGCATCTCGGGCATGGTCGCCGAGCTTTCGTGGACAAATGCTCGAGTTTCCCGGATAACGTCACCGATCTGCTGCTTGTCGCCGCGCAGCACAAAGCCCAGGCGGATCTTGGCATCTTCCGATTCGCTGGCCTTGTCGAAGACGCGCTTGACAGCCGCGCCCAGGATGCCGACCTCGACCATGGCTGCGCGCCACTGGGCACGACGGGCCTGGTTCTTTTGGAGGGCCGCGCTCGCGCCTTCGTAACGCTTCATCGCCGCGCCGAGGTGATCGAGCGAAGCTTCGACGTGCTGGTTGGCCGCCCGGAACTTCTCGGCCGCCGCGGAGGCATCCCTGTAGTCTGTCTTGGCTTTGGTCAGGCTGAGGTTCGTGCGGTCCAGGTTCGCCCGGGCGCGCGTGACTGCTTCGTCCGCACGCGTAAGTTGAGCCGCCAGCTTCTCGTCTGCGCCGCCTGCCGCCGCGATCTTCTCTTTGACCTTCGCAAAGGATGCTTCGGCCTTGGCAAGCGTTGCGCTCTGCTTGCCGTAGCGCGCGTTGAGCGCTTCCACAGACTCGCCCAGGCGCACGGTCGCAGCGTCCAGCCGCTTCAACTCCTGCGAGCGCGATGCCAGCTCCTTCATCGTGTCGCCGATCTTCTTGAGGCCAGACGTGGTCTTGCCGAAGACAGCGCTAACGGTCGCATCCATCAGCGCGCCGATTTTGACAACGACACTGGCGTTGGGAGTAGGCATCAGCTTTGACGAGTGAAGGATTTGTAGACAGACTCCGCGGATTCAGACCAGTCGCGGAAGTCCTCGATCGAGAGATCGAGAAGCTCAGAAAGAGACCAGCCTGTCACGCTCGAGAGAAAGACTACGCTCTGGCGGAGTTCCGCGGCGCCGGGGAGAAAAAACTGGCGAGTACCGCCTGCACGCGCGCATAGTCGGCGGCATCGAGTTCTTCGATTTCGGCCGGTGTGAGACTCGCGAGATTTGCTACCAGCCGGATCTCCTGCTCGGCCTGGCTGCCTTCCACTTTCTGGGCCGCAAGCGTGTCTTTGACCTTGGGCCGGCGCAGGGTGATTTCCTGAATGAGCTGCGCGCCGGAAGTGATCGGGTATTCGAGCTTGATTGTGGTTTCAGTTTGCTGCATGGAATCCTTTCAAAAAAGCGGGGCGGCTTGCAACGCCGCCCCATCTCCAAGAAGAGTGAATGTTTAGCTCCGGGCATCCCGCCCGGACCGGGCCTGCTATGGTTGCAGGAATGCCTAAATGCCCAGGGCAGCGCGCTGGCTGGCAAGCTGATCGACGCCGTTAATGATGCGTTTCATGTTGACGACGTCGATCTCGATCACGTCGGCGCCGTTGACGCTGAGCCGGTAATAGGTCACCGCAATGGAGGCCTTGAGCGACGCCTGATCGCCCGCCTTCCATGTGCCCGGATCCAGTTCCTTGATCCGGCCGCCGATGGTAGCGACGATCGCTTGCGCGTCCTCGCCCTGGCGCTGCACGGCGCCGCGGAAAGTAAACTGCGTCTCCGCGCTGGTGGTGATACCCCACAGCGCCATCACCGCGGCGTTGTACTCCGCCAGCGTGAAGGAGGCTTCCAGCTTTTCAGTCCCGGTAATGACCTCGACCGGCGTGTCCATGCCGCCGGCACGGTACTCTTCCGTCTTCGAGGTCACCTTCGGCAGGTTGAGTTCGGGCGCGAGGCCCACATAGCCCTTACCATCGGCAAACACCGAGAAGTTCTGCAGACGTTGCGGATAAGGCATTACGCGATCACCTCCGTGAGGTAGTTGTCGTTGATCATCGAGCGGAAGGTGATGTGCTCAGCCGGATAGGGCGGAGCGAAATCGAAGTCGATGTAGATCTGACCCGAGGCGATCGTCGCCGGGGTGTTCAGCTCGGGATCGGCCCAGGCTCTGCCGTCGATGATGGCGCCCTGGGCCTGCAGGCTGCGCAGGTAGGAGTTGACGCCATCGACGACATCCGTGAGGAACGTCTTGGTGATGTTGCGGTCCACCGCCCAGAGAAAGCTCGCGAGGATCGCGTCGTTGATCATGTCGGCGGTGCGAACGACCGATAGGAAGCTCCACTGCAAGTCGGCAGAGCAGGTGCGGTTGCCCCACAGACGATAGCCGTCCTGGTAGATGATGGTCGCGATGTCGTTCTGGTTGAGCAGATTCGCGCGGCTCGAATAATCACCCAGGGCGAAGTCGACCGGGCGGTTAGTGCCCAGCACGCCGTTGAGCACATGGTTCGAAGGGCTGAACCAGAAGCCATTGGTGGCGTCCTGGTTTGCAATCAGGCCGGCAACGTAGCCCGAGGCCGCCTGCGTGTCGTTCGCATTGGTCACCGGGTTCAAGCGGATCACCCCCGGATCGACCAGAAAGATGCGCTTCGAGCCCCAGTCGTTGCGGAAACTGATCGCTGCTGCATCGGTGGTGAGCGGGCCATTGGCCGCGCTGGGCCCGTCCGCGACCACGATGGCGCGCAACTTGTCCGCCACGGTCGACAGCGCTGCGATGACCGCGTTGGCCGTCGTCCCCGTCTTGATGCCGGTGAAGTCCGGAGCGCACAGAATGCGGGGTGTGACGCCGGCAGCACCCGCTGCCGCGAGCAGGGCCTGTGCGCCGGTGTAGGCGCCCGTGGCGATCTCGGTGCCACCGGCAACCATCGCTTGCGTCACCTTGGTCGGATCGAGGTAGCTGTAGGCCACATTCAGCGTCGCGTTCGCCGCGATCTTGCCGCCACCGACCAGCGTGATGATGCCGGTGTTGGCGGCAAGCGTGTAGTCGGTACCCGCCGTAATCCCGGTGATGGTGTAGGTCACGAGCACAGCCTGGTTGGCGGTCATGCTGCCGCTCTCCACCTGTGTAATCGTGTTGCCCGCAAAGGTGTAGTCGGTGGTCAGCGCATAGGTCTTCGTGCCATCGGCTGACTTCACAACCGGAGCGGTCGAGCCCGTGGGCAGCGGCAATGCCGCCCCCTGGAAGGTCATCGGCGCGGTCACCGGGCCCGTCAGCGCGACGTTCGACACCGCGATGTTCGGGAGTTGGATCTGGCCTAGCGAGTTGAACGCCAGCGGAGCAGCAGCAACGTTGGTCTGCAATGTGTTGTCGCTCGGATCGGCCACGTTGACGACAACCACCTGGGCGCCGCACTGCGCAAAGATCGCATTGAGCGCGTCGGGAATTGAAAAGCCGTAGCCCGCCGCACCAAAGGTCTGCGTCGCGAGCGACTGACTGCCGCTGATGAGCGTGGGCGTGTTGAGCGGACCGAACGGCGCTGAGCCGACCAAACCAATGATGGCTGACGACGGCGCGGTGATCGGCCGCGAGCCAGTGTCGATTTGCAGAACTTCGGCGCCGTGCAGGAATTGATTTCCTGGCATAAGAGAGTTTCTCCTTTGAGTGATTTACGCCGGTTCGGGCCGGCCAGAGAAGACGATACGTTGAGATTGCGAGGAGCCGTGAACCCGCACACCCTCGCGCTTGTCTGCGGGCGGCAGGCGGTGTATGGCTTTACGTGTTGGTTGCGAGAATCTCGGCGGCGCGTCCTGACGCAATCAGACCGATCGACTCGATGTACTGCACGCCCTCGATGGTGCGGGGATCGCACAAGTCGATGGCGCTGGCGGCATCGAAGTTCTTCATGACGGTCACCATGGCGGCCTGCTGATCGGTTGTGAGCGTGGTGTTCTGGGCGTGGTTGTCGAGGCCGATCAGCTCTTCTGCGGTGAAAAGGCAGCGGAACTGCAGCTTGGTGAGCAGATGGTGCGGCTTCGGGATGAGCTCGGAGCCATCCGCGCTTACGTTGTAATTGTCATTCGCGTCAATCAGCCACCGCTGTCCGTCGACGATCTGGTAGGTATTGTCCCCGGATTTGATGAATTGCACAGACCTCTCTCCTCAATACAAAATGACCAGCAGACCATCTCCGCCCTTGCCACCAGCAGGAGTCGGAGTTGCTGAGTCTGTAGGAAGACCCGCGGCGCCACCGGACCCAGGACCACCGTCGCTTCCGTTCGATCCGGGCGCGCCGACGCCGTATGCCGCAGACATAAACCCGCCGCCGGCGCGGCCGCCGCTAGTGGTTGATGGACAGTAGTTGGTGTCGGTGCTTCCCGAGCTCCCAGCAACCGCCGTGCCTGAGGTTTGATAAGGAAAGTTTCCACTAGACTGAAGCGAAATGGCAGGCAGTCCAGGGACAACGAAAGTTCCTCCTGTCGCAGTACCGAATCCGCCACCGGCGCTGTACTCACCGAATGTCGTCGCTCCGCCATTGGCGCCACGATAAGGCGTCGTGGACACAATGATGCTGAGACTGGTCGCCAGGTCGGCTGCCGATGGTGCAGCCGCAAGGGAATAGGCGATGAGACCTGAGGCGGACCTGATAGCTATGCACCCATAAACATGGCCAGTGGATGGCACATAGATCTGCACTCCCGTGGATGGGTATCCCGGTGGAAACATACACAGCTTGTTGTTGGTGGCAACCGCAGCACTAAGCGTGCCCGTCAGAGTGATCGTATTTCCGCTGATGGACTGGATGGTGCCTAAAGAAGAGCCATTGTATGCGGAACCCACAATCCACCCCGCAACAACCCCTAAATCGGCTGGAGAGGAGCTAAAGGTAATCGTGTTTGCGCCGATTGCGGAACCGGTACTGACTGGCAGTATAACGGGAGACCCTGCCGCCTGAAGTGCGGTCACCGTAGAATTAGCCACAGTCCAGTTAACGTCGTAGTAACCGCTATTGATCGCGTTTGCAGCGGACGTACCTGGAGCCCCGGTAGTGCCAGTCGCGACAGTACTGACAGCCCCGGCACCCCCCTGGCCGACACTGTAGGGTATCGAACGGCCGAGAATGGGGTAGTCGAATTCCAGGTACGCGCCACCGCCGCCACTACAAAGCGATCCAGCGTTGGAAAGCTTCTTCGCGCTGTCGACACCAGCACCACACGTACCCCCGCCGCCGCCTGCGCCGGCCATCGCGACGTGGATCAACTGCACACCAGATGGAGGCACCCAGAGACCGGAGCCGGTGAGTTTCACAAACTGCGAGTAACGTCCGCCGCCACCCAAGAGGGAAGTCAGACTCTGCATTAGAAGATCCTCCAATCAGACGTCGCGGTGAAGTAGATCAGCGTCAAACCGGCATATGGACGATTGATCAGAAGCGAAGTAGCCCCCATGACGGTCTGGCCCGCCGCAGATACGATGGTGAACGTGTCTGCACTGGAGAGGCCGCTCAGGAAGAGCACCTGATCACCATCCGCAGTTCCTGCCGGAAGTGTCGCGGTCACTCCGGCCGCCGTCACGTAATATCCGTTTTGGAGCGCGGCAGCAAATGAGGTGTCTCGCGTGTTCCACACGAGCGTCGGCACGCTGAGCACACCGTTCGCGTAGCTGAGCCCGGCGCCGACGGTCACCGGCGCAAAGCCACCGTGGCCGTTGCCTGCGAGCAACGCCGTTGTGTTCAACAGGGCGAGCGCGGTCGACTGCAGCGCGTTCTCCCAGGCGGTGATGGCCGCCAGCGTTTGCGCCTGCCACGCGGCAACGGAGGCTAATGCATCCGTCTGCGACCGCGCGATCGAGGCAACACTCGCGTTGGCGTTGTCCACATCCTGATTGAGCGTGGCGAAGGCCGGGCCCAGCATGGAGTCCAGCCGCGCCAGCCCGAAGTCGGTCAGCACCTGCACCGCGGCCTGCCACGAGATGTTGAGCGCTTCGAGCGCCGCAATCCGCGTGTCCAGATCCTGGAAACGCGGATTGAAGGTCGCTGCGCTCAGCGCCGTCTTGCCGTCGGTGAAACGGTAGTCGTCAAACTTCAGTGACATCCTGGATGCTCGCCTGAATGGTCTTCAGCAGATCGCCGCGCAAACGGTATTCGCGGCCCGGATAGAGCCGCTCGCCGAGCACGTCCACTGCCGTCGCGACGTGCACCACATACTGGGCCGAGTCCTTGATCTCTACTGCCTTGCGGTCAGTCGTCTTCGTGTTTGCCATGATGTCCTCTTCCGCTGTGGCGCTTACTGCGCCACATCCGTGCGCTCCACCACTTGGAACGGCGCAGCGGTCGATTGCCGCGTGCCCTGGATATTGATCGAGTACGTCGTGATGGCCGAAGGTGTGAATGTGAACTTGAAACGCCGGCCCAGGCCATCCGGCTCGAGAGCGTTGCTGGTGAGTGACGGCGTGATGGTGGTGCCGCCGCTGAGCAGCGAGCAGGAAAGCGTGTGCACGGCGGCGTTGTAATTCGCCACGACGACCTGCACTACGATGCTCGAACTCGGCGCGCTGAGGGTGCGCAGCTCACTCCAGTGGCTGAAGGCCGTGGCCGGCCGCGAGACGGTCACGCCCGTCGGATTCGCCGTCCAGGCCGGCGCCAGGTCCGAGGTCCCGAGCATCACCACCCGCAGCGGAATCAGTTGCGGAGCGCTGGTGAGCGGCGCGGTGGAGTCCCCCAGGTCGTACCACTTGCCATTGATCTGGAACTGATAGGTCAGTGAAGTGCCCTGCGGGACGGTCTGCTGCGCCGTGATGTCCAGGTCGGTCAAGCCGCCTGCGAGCGACACCGCGCCGAGTGTAACCACCGTGCGGGCATAGGTGAAGCTTGCACCATAGAGCGTGAACATCAGGTCTTTGGTCAAGTCCCCGGCGAAATACGCAGCATCGGTCGAGTAGAAGATCGTGCCGTTGGTGTAGTTCGAACCACTCACGGTCGCCGCGCGGTGATTGCCCTGCGTGATCAGCACGATCGCGTAGCGCGTGCCGGCCTCGAGCAGAACAGGCGGAAGTGGGATGTTCGTCGCCGCTGGATAGGTCTTGAGCGTTGCCACAGGCACCGTCACCGTGGCCAGCGCGTTGCTCAAATCCGGCTCGCCCGCACTGGTCTTGGTGAGCACCAGCGTCACGTCGCCGGTCGCCGCGACCGAGGTGAAATAGAGATCGAGCGCGGTCGCCCACATCGAGTTAGCGACCAGGAAGCTCTGCGCGAGCAACGCGCCAGTGATCGATGTGGTGTTGGTGGTGACCGCGTAGGCCGTGGTGGTGTAGGCGCGCCAGTAGCCCGTCGTCACCTCATAGGCGTAGTAGCCGCGATAGTATCTCCAGTAGTTCCCGCGGTACCAGCCCGCGTAGTAGTTCAGGTTCCAGCCCTGAACGTATTCCCAGTTGGTCTGCTGATAGGCCGTGATGGTCTGCGTCTGGACCTGGTACTGCGAGATCGCGATGTCGCCCGAATAGCCGCTTGTGCTGAGGCGCGCCACGCTCTTAAAGGCCGGCAGCGTCAGGCCGCTGGAGCTCTGTAGAACACTCGCATCGATCGGATTGAGCAGCGCCAGCGGGAAGCTCTGCGTAGCCGCATCCGGGAACAGCAGCCCGTTGACGAGCTTGGCGGCATAGCCTGAGCCGCCGTTGTTGGTCTTGGTGAGGTCGCCAAAGAAGTCGGACTCGCACGAGGCGTAGGTCGCCGGCAGGTTGAGCTGCGCCTTGGCCCGCGCCAGCTCCGCGGCCAACTCCACAACCGTGTCCTTCGACGCCAGACCATCGGTCTTCGCAGCCAGCGCGCTCAAGTCCGTCGCGATCGAAGCGGTCTTCAGCTGCACCGAGGTGCTCGCGCCTTCGAGTGTGGTGACGCGCGCCTCATGGCTCGCGAGGTTCGGCAGCCTGTTGCCGCTCTGCATGGCAATGCCAGTAATCCCGGTAGGTGCGAGCGTGATCGTGGCAACGAGCAGCGCGTTAGCGGGAATGGTCGGCAGCTGGGGCACCGGCGACTCGACGCCCGCGACAAACTGCACATTGCAGGCACGCACCGTCTGCAGGGCGGTCGACTGCGTCTGTGCCAGGCCGGTCTGGGCATTGATCAGGAACGAGCGCGGCTCCACATCGGCATTCGCATCGACCGAGCCCCAACTGATGAGCGCAATGAGCTTCGGGTTGTTGAGTGGCAGCATCGCCTGCAGCGAATTGGTGGTCGAGGTGGGGTACTGATACACCCACAATCCGGCGCTGCCGGAGGGATTGGTGCCCTGCGCGTACAGGCGGCCGGGAGCGACGTTGACTTGGGTCTGGCCGTTCTGGGTCACGTCGAGACCGGTGAAGTACATGCCGGCCGGCGCGATCGCGTCGAGCGCGATATGGTCGAGGCTGTCCGAGGTCCACTGCTGCAGGTCAATGAAGTCCTGCACCTGGAAGTCCATGTTTTGCTGAAAGTTGAATTGCTGTTCCATTGGATCTCTCCCT